GTTGCACGATGTGATGCTGCAGACACGGATGCGCTTCGTGCGATGGCTACTGGACCACATCCAATTAAAGACGCACTTCACATTGCCACCCAGCTCCCGATGGACGTGTGCCAAATCGCGGCGATGTATGCGTTTGAGCCTGCGCGAAGGACTTATTTACGCTTCCTCTACCGTAAACGCGGGTGTTGGCAACTCATCCGACTTCAACCGCTTCCTCTGGTAGGGATTTCGTGGTGATGATGGACGTCCGGCACCCGCACACGCTTTGCCAAGGGGACACGCTTTAGCAAGCTTTGTCACGAGTTTCTGCAAATTAACAACCTTTTTTTCTATACTAAAAAAACATCAAAACAAAACACAAACCATGTGGTGGCGTGCTTTTTTCTTTTTCTTCTTCTTGCTTCTTGTTCTCACCGCGATCACACACGCGCACGTTATTCATTGCTTCGAATGCCCGAACCTATGTCGAATGCCTTTGGGTTTTGATCCAGTGTGCATGCGTTTGTGCTATGCTCATTGCAGCAAGTGATTGGTGCAAACGTGTACAGCAACAATGCCAAAGATCTTTTTTCTTTTCGTTCTTCTTCTTCTGCTCATGGGGAAGAAAAGCGTGACGGCTGTCGATTCGGCCGTTCTCGCTGAATGCCGTTTTGCAGTGAACGCGAAAGTGGATCACTGTGAATGGGGCTGTCGCTATCAAAAGCAATTTAATGAAGAAGTGCAACACAACAAAGGCGCATGGGCAAAAGAGTATTCTCAGTGTTGTCAGCGATGTCGCGGCGAAGGTGTCGCGAAGATGGATCAATGCATTGCCGCTGTGACGCGCTAGAACTTCTCTTTCTTTTTTTCTTTTTTTTCCGTCATGTACTGGTGTATTTTCATCTTTATCGCGCCGCTCCAGGGCGACCCTTTCCGCGCTCAATCGTGTGAACCCATGGTTCCGAGCCGCCGTTTGCCCAATCTTTTACTTGTTGTTGCGCAATCGCGCTCCATTGCACTTGGACGGATGCAACCAGGTTTTGGTTCGCGAGCGACAAAAAGAAGAGCAGGAGAACCACAAAGACACGCATGTCGTTGTTTTTTTGACGATGTTTTTCTGCTCTTTTCAGCGAAAACAAAACATATATTTTTCTTCATTGTTCAGCGAAAACAAATCAATGTCGTCTGCAAAGAGCACAACTCAACGTCAACTCGAATATATTCAAAACCATCACAAGACTGGCGTTTTTGCATCGGCGATTGTGGATGGTGTCGTTTTCACTGGGCTGTCGTGGATGTTTAGCAAATATATTATACAAGTGACACCCAAGCCGTATGTGTTTCCGCTCTTGTTTGGAACTTTTGCAATTGCATCCGGTGTTTATGAACATACCAATTATGTCAACACCTTGACTAGATTTTCAGATGAACCCGAACGTATTCAACGTGATTATGACATGATTCAATCCGATCTTAAAAATGCACCGTTGTGTGCAGCATTGGGCGTTGCAGCGACGGCAGTGTTAAACTTGTCATTGCCCACGCTACTATCATAAGTTTATTTGGTTTCGTAACGAAAATACAACAACAACAACAATAACTATTTCCATTCTTTCTGTTCCTTGTGTTCGTGTTCGGCTTCTGTTTTAGAAAACTGGTTTGCACTCACGTCTTTTTGCTTCACTGTGTGAATGTCTTTTTCTTTCTCTTTTTCTTTCTCTTTCCCTTTGTCTTCTTGATTCAGTTTACCGACGATGGTCAACGTTATTACACCTTTGCGCTCGGCCTTTAGAATACGTGTCTGCGATGATCCCACCGCGACCATGGAGTCCAGCTTCGGACTAAATTGAATTGCAGACAAGCGTTGGTGAAAATCACCACGCAACGGAAATGTCATACATTCATGGATATGAACGGAATTGTTTTGCGTCTGCATCCGAATCAGTGCGATGTCAGACGTGTCGACATCAGTGGGATCCCGAAAGGCTTGACCAACAATATACAAGTGAGGAGAAGTTGACGTTAGCGCGAAATCATGTGCCACAACGCTCGTTTGTTGATGGGTTGAGGAAGGTAAGACGGTAATATTGTAAGGCTTCTCATTGTCAAGATCTAAGCAACCCACAAACGGAAAGGCCTGTTTGACGCTGTTCGGATTGGGTAACGCTGTACCGAGAAAAAGAATGACGTCGTTTTGAATTTTCACACGTTGCAACACAAGATTGGGGACGTTGGCAAATTCAATCACGTGCGTGCCATGACCAACATAACCGGATCCGAGTACTTGTAGACCTCCTTTATTCGTCAAAGCAAAAGGGTTGCCGTGATCAACCAAAGAATTTCGTGGTTTGGGAACCAGAGGCCTTAAATAATTTGGACGAATTGTATTGAGTGCATGAAATTGTTTCGTCGTCGGTGGAATCGCCTGAGCGAGTTTCTGATCGTTGAAAAACTTTTCGACGATATTGTTGTTGTTGTTGTTGTTATTGTTATTCGAAACGGGTAAAGCAATCGACATACCTGCAATGGTCATGGGATTGGTGGACACGTCATCGTGGACGGTATCTTTGTTGTCAAGACTCGTTGGTGGTGTTGTGTCACTTTCTTGGTCTTGGTTTTTGTTTTTGTCTTTGGACACGGATTGATCCTTGGATTGATCCATGGTGACAAAGAAACCATTTGACGGCGTTCGCGGAGTCGAAGGCGAAGACGATGGAAGCGAAGATTCGTTGTGTTTTTGCTCAAATGAATGAGAAGAAGAAGCCGAATCAGACGCATGAGATAACACGGATGCGGTATCCGTATCGTCTTGATGACGCGACGAGAGAATGGGTTGACCCATGGGTTGACCCACAGGTTGACCCACGGGTTTCCCATTTTCATCAAACATCGTGATAAACCCGTGGCTTTCATTGATTTGCGATCCAGGGTAAGATACGGTCCCACAGACCACAAAACGACGTCGTTGAGGTATCCACGCAATGTCCTTTCCCACAAAGGTAAATTTCGAAAACGTATTGCTGAGATGACCTATCTGAACAAGTGGTGGTGAATGCTCAAAGTGAGACACGACTTTTCGATTTTCGTCTAAACGAATTACAATCGTTTGCAAATCAGGACCATTCGGGGATTTCTTTTGAACAGCGCAAAGAAGAAGTATTTCGTTCGTATCCTTATCGATGGACATGCGAATGGCATGTGAACCTTCGTACAATTGCGAATCTGTGTTGAGCATCCAAATCGATGATGGTGATCCATTATTAAAAAAATCAGAAACGGGTTCTCCAGTGATCGAATCCAACGCTATGAGACACGCTGATTTTTTGTGCTCCGTGAACTCTGTCGTCGCCAAAATAAGAATGACATCATGTGCACTGTTTGACTCACTGTACAGGAGGACTTGACTCGGTGTGCTGAACGTATGAAATACATCGGCTTTGATTTTTCCTTGATTCCATTTTGTATCGATTTCAAACGTGGCCGTATGGGCATAATATCGAAGTTTGGCAACCACAAGTGTCAACTTGTGAAGATCACCAGAGAATGCCTGTCCTACAACATACGCTTGTGATGTGTCTGATGTATCTTGAAGACAAATATCCGTCCATTCCAATTCAGCGCGTTTTCGTTTTCGATTATTAAGCCACCATTCATCTTCCCGTACGATCATGGTTTTGGCAGCATTTCGTTTCTGTTGATCTTCTACGTCCTTGTACCATGCAAAAAGAATCGGATCATGAATGGCCTGCAATGGATTTTTTTGCAGTCGAGTCGAGAATTGGGATGGATCAGATGTCACGTTTTGTGCGCTTTGCAAAATTTCACTAACCATTGTAACGGATTGCGAATTTTTTGTTCCATTTTCAAGTGATTCTTTCATTTTGCCGATCATTTCTTCCATTTTGGATTTCATACCATCCATTTTTGATATGCCTTCGGTGAACGAACTCATTACGCGCTTCACATCTTCCGTGCCTTGCTTCTGTACATCAGCAAGCCTTGCCTGAAAGTTTAGCTTTTGCTGTTCCGCATCTTTGCTTTTGTTTAAAATGCTGTTCAACACTTTCGATGATTCTTCCTTGTACGTTTGTAGATCGATTTTGTTTGTGGCCTTTTTGCCAATGATGGCTGCACCCAATGAAGCTGAATGCAAAATCGATGAAGAAGAGGAAGAAGAAAGAGAAGAAGAAGAAAGAGAAGCAGAAGAAGGAGAAAAAGTAGCTTGTGGAAATTGTGTTGGCGTCAACGCAGGTTTTGGGGTCATTACCGCAGGCGGTTGGTGCATTAAAGACGGATGTCGTTTGAATTTTTCAGCCATTTGTGTCGTTTTCAACGACGCGTTGACTGTCTCGTTTACATCCTGCATAGTTGTCGTTCGTTTGTGATTGTGCGAACCGACGGATGCTTGTTGTTGATTTAATTTCTGAAGTAATTCTTTGTGTTTCATATCAAGAGCCGAAGAATGATTTGCTTGAACGTCCGCACGATTGGCGATGCCTTGAATTTTAGCATCAGCACGAGCAAGGATGGATTTGCTTTGTGTTGAACGTAAATCTCCGAGTTTTCCCACGAAGCTGGTCGGAGGCATGGCTTTCACATCGACGGACGTGGGAACCGGAGGTAAAGGTTTGTTTGTATTTTGTGTACAACTGGTGCAGTGTAAGGGAGGTGTAACCGGTGGAATAGATGCGGGTGGTACAGTGGTCGCATGCATATTTCGTATAATTCCGTGTGGTAATTTTTTTTTCCCAACAAAAGGGAAAAGCCGACTTATTTTATATCGCACAGAGAAAAATCATCATCATTACTATTACAAAGAAAAAAACTAAGCATCATGGATTCCAAACACAAACAAGAGACAGAAGGAAAAGAAGCGAAAGAAGAAAAAGACGTGCCGCAACAAAAGCAAGAGAAGAACATACCGAATCAAGAAGAAGTTCGCTATCTTGACTTGATGCAGGATATTTTAACAAAAGGGCAGGTACGTAAAGACAGAACAAAGGTTGGTACAATGAGTATGTTTGGTTGTCATCTGAGCTTTTCATTGATCAACTATCAGGTCCCGCTTTTAACCACCAAAAAAATGTTTTTACGAGGTATTTTTGAAGAACTCATGTGGTTTTTGCGAGGACAAACAAACAGCAAGATACTTGAATCGAAAAAAGTTAATATTTGGAAAGGTAATTCTAGCCGTGAATTCCTTGACAACAACGGTTTCAAACATTTAAAAGAAGGCGATTGTGGTCCCATTTATGGGTTTCATCTTCGCCACTGGAATGCAAAATACATCGATTGCGAAACGGATTATAAAGAACAAGGCGTGGATCAATTGGCATTTGTGATGCAAGAATTAAAAACCAATCCGGATTCACGACGTGCCGTCATTACCTTTTTGAATCCGTCACAAATCGGTGTATTACCACCCTGCCATCAAACGGTGCAGTTTGAAACTGAATCATCGCCAATCGAAGGACAACCACGCATTTTATCAGCGGTCATGTTTCAACGATCGGCGGACATGTTTCTGGGAGTTCCGTTTAATATTGCATCGTATTCGTTATGGATCATGTTGATGGCGCATCATTTGGGTTTCCAACCTGGCCGATTTTATCATCATTTCGGAAACTGCCATATCTACAACACACATGTAAATGCGGTAAACGAACAAATAAGACGTAAACCGTATCCGTTTCCAAAACTATTTTTCAAATGCAAACGAAATCAAATCACAGACTATGACTGGAACGATTTAGAATTACAAGACTATCAATGTCATTCGGAAATTAAGGCGCCGATGGCGGTTTAATTTTGTGAAGCGAATTACGTGTGTAAAAAAAAAGAAACAACTTAAATAGGCGACGCACGAAATGTTTCTCTTGCGCAGGAATACTGTTTGTACCAGACTTTGATGGCTTTGTCTAGTAGATTGTTACGCAAGGATTCTAAAATGCTGTCAATCTTGTTAATTGTTTTCTGTTTCACAGCTCAAGTTTGGTATTTTTCGATGTGAAATCAAAGGGGATTGGCCGTTTCCTCATTTTGCTCGCCTTTTTTCTTTGTTGTCGTATTTTCTTTGTCTAACAATGCCTTTGACTTTGCTTTTAACATCCTTTCTCTTACCTTTTGCTTAACATAATACAAGAGCAAAAAACGTTACATGACCGAACACAACGCTGGTTTTTGGTCTGTTGCTTGATCAAATCGTTTGAATTCAAACGTCCCGCGATCGACCGGCTCATTGCTTTGATAGATGCCGATGATTTCGTTGTCCGTAAAAACATTTGTTGTCATTTCAATACTTTGTGTTGTATCCCGTTTTCCTTCGCGAGTAAATCCATATGAAGGAATATTCGTTATTTCTGCTTTGTTTTCGTGAAAGGGAATGCTCCATTCTTTCACGGTTCCATGTTGGTAGAAACCTCCGTATTTCAATTTGATCGAAACGATTTGTTTCTTAAAATCAACAAGAGCTTCCCCACTGCCAGACGCAATCCATGATCCATACATTGACGATTTCCATGTTCCGTGATATGCAATGGGTTTTTTACCCACGGGTTTATCGGAGTGATTGGAATTTGGTTGCATGTTGTTTTTTTATATCGATCGGGTATAAATTTACCCACGCGTTTATTTACACAAAAACAAATTAAATCTTTTCTTCTATGACGACACCAAATTCAGGTCTCGTCTTGTTACTGCCATTTCTTCTTCCTATCACAGCGATCTTTCACGAAGTCTTACGGAAAAACGAAAAAACAGCGCGCGAAAGATACATTTCTGCCTCCGTTCGATGGGCCTGCGTTATGATTATCGATAGAATTCGCACAAAAAGAGATGATGCCCAGATGTGGAATATGAGAGACAACTTTAGTTATCTCACACACAAATATGATCGTCGAGTTCTTAACGAGACGTTCTCGCAGCTTCGTCAACAAAGTTGCCTCGACGATCTCTTTGAACATGTTATTCCGAACATCCGCTTTTCTTCTTCCCACGGCATTGAAGAGGATTTCGCAAGAATTTTGACTATAAAAACATGTTATGCTTCTTCTTTAAAACGAGATCGCGAGACTCTTCATTTGCAGTGGATTGCACGTGCTCTGGCTGTCAATGACTTGTACTATGTCTACCTGTTGCTTGCCACCGAACACCTGTGGCCTGACATGAATTATTCCCAGTTGGTGACGTATTGCCACGAAATTGTGAAAGACAAAAACAAGCTGTTAAAGTTATCCGACACACAACGTGCACTGTTTCGACGTTTGGCATTGGACGGTAAAACCTGCGACTTCATGATTCCGCTTTTTACGCTCTTAAACAACATTGAATCCTCTTCAACAATTTATAAAGAGATTTGCCAAGACGTTCTTTGGCTCATTACTAACAGTCCTGCAGACGGGTCTGGAGATTATATATCGCCAAATCAATACTATGATTTTTATTACGAACAACACCCAATGTTCGAGAATGCAATCCAACGCGCATTGAAGGATCGAGAAGAATTTCCGTCAACACTCCAATTGATTTTGAAACCGCACATGGTAAGCGATACAATTGTCATTGTCTTTTCTTACATTAAATTTTTCGTGCCTCCATGCGTTAAAGATCTTGGAACGTTTTGATTAAAGGATGCGATTTGCATTAGGAGATAGACGCCGTTGATGTTTAATAATTTGAGGCTGATTGTTTGTGTTGTTGTCGATTTCTACATATTGATCGACAAATTTCATTAACCGATTTGTATTCTCTCTTGTCTCTTTCCACGCGCTTAAAGCAAATGACGTGTCAACAAATCGGTTTTGTTTTCGATTACGTTGTCGCAAACGTTTTAGTAATGTCGTTTTGGTCACCGATGTGAAGACCAAAACAATGGTGTACGATGACTTATGAAGAACTTGAAATAATGTTTTTAGCCACGCTAAAGCACCAGTCGATCCCAAAGTTTCAAATTCTATGTTCAGACGCATGGAGATCGCTGCAAACATTTTGGCTTCCAATAGATCATTCACTTCATTTCTGTATTTGAAGTACAAGCGTTTTCTCTCATCGGCGGATGATGTTTGATTGCTCTCACAAAGAAAAGGTGTAAACTCTTGAACGAGATCATCAACATTAATATTGACGACATCGTCTTTCTTCTTCAGATGAAATGCCTTGTACAAAACACGATTTGCAGTCGATTTTCCTGCGCCCGGAGGGCCTGTTTTCAAGAAAAACAAAGGATAATGATGCTGTGGATACGCAGTGAGTGACCGTAAAAATTGCGCGCGAAACGCCGGTACGCGACTGACACACTTCTTTTTCAGAGTTGGTATTTGCTGCATCTTTCTTTTTACCTTTTATTCAGGGAGAGTAAGACAACAAACAAAGAAAAAGATGGCGGCGTTTGTTGGAGTGTCTCTTGTAAAATCAGGAGACGAAGATCAAAAAGTATTTTCTGAGATCAATGCAGCTGTCGAATCAAATCGAAAACCGCCCGTCATTGCAGAAGATGATCCGGTGACACAAAACAAACGAGAACAGTTTTTTTCTCATAATTTTGCCATTATCATCCGAGCGTGGCAAGGAAATCATTCTCGCGTAATACGGCAGTTTTTTTTAAGAGGTCATTTTCCATTGATTGAAGCGGATAACACCATCCCCGTCGACTCGCGAAATATTTTATTTGGTTTGTGGGCGTTTTGGAATGTGATGAATAATCGATTCTTTGAAAAGGTCACTGGTGCATGGAATCCGGTGACAAAAGCGTTTCAACCGTTCGTTATCAATGACCAAAATAAAGTTGTTACTTTTGAATTGAACCCATTGCATGTACAACAGCCAGCAGGACTTGTTCAACTCCAAAATGGTGAAAAGCAGGCGACGGCGTTCCGTTCGCTCCAATTGTTTCAAGAACCGGTTGTTTTATTTCGCGGTCTGGAAAAGCCCTCCACATTTTACACGTTTACCGAAAAACAAAGCGACGGGTATCGTTATTTGCCCAATGTAATCAGTGGGTGGAGTTCAGATCCTCGTTTATCTGCGGGATTTGCAAAAAAAGGCGAATACTCTACAGAAGAATCGTACAATCCGTTGTTCTATATCGCGTTGTTTCCGAAAGGTACACGATTTTATTGGACAGGATATGATCGTGCCTTTATAAAGTACGAAGCGGAATTTTTAATTCCTGGCGGACGCTTTCGAGAGGTAATTCCTACTTCAGTGAAACAACAGGAGCAGCTTCAAGTATACAAAAATAAATATTTGCTTTCAAAGAAATTCATAAAAGAGCCAACAGTGATTTTTATCGCATATGAGCCGCAGGATCAGCATTTTGCTTGGCCCGGTAACTCGTTCAAAAGCGTTTTTTCTGCGAGCTTGGAACAAGTTTACATGAAAGAATCTGCGAAAGCAATTGCGAAACTGTTCGGTGAGAAAAATGCAGACGAAGAAAATGAAGACGATGAAAGCGATGATCAAGAAGACGAAGACGAAGACGACGATCAAGAAGAGGAAAACGACGAGAATAAAAAAGACACACAAACAGCGATGACGGATGATGAAGCAAAAACAACAACAAGCAAAATAAAACGCCCGTTCACATTCGGTGAAGTCGATCAACAGTTTTATTTGCGGATGCAAGAACTTCTCAAGCTGTTTGCATACCAACCCACCATTCCATATAACATTTCTTTATGGCAGTCCATACAACCTTACTACCGTCAATTTTTTCAGACCCTGTATGACAACAAATCGTCTCTGTTTTCGGAGGCATACAACGTAAAAGTGCCCCTTGGTTTTACTGAAACGGTTGTGGATCAGATTGACGGAATCTTTCGGCGAGAAATCATACAGATAGATTTATTAAAGGGCACACCGACACCATCGCCGGAGTACAGACCATTTATCTTAAAACCAAATCGCTATCAATTTCCACCGACCATGTTTGTTCAGGATATCGTCAGCTCAGCGATTCGTGGTTGGAAGCAAAAACAGGTTGATTTTGGATTGAAATTAGCAATAGAATTAGAATTACCGCTTCACCTTCCATTATCACATTTTCAATACGATCGGTACAGTTTTGATGGACTTGTTGAATTCTTTTTGGAATACAATCGGCGTACGGATCCAACCAGTTTTCCCAAAAAGAAGCTTGTTGAACAGTCGATTCTCCTGAAGTTGGCAAAGAATAATGAACGTGTAGCAAAACGAGCGGAAGCCATTTTAGAAGGCAACACACTTCAAAAACCAGATTTTACGAAACTGACTCGTGCTGAGCAACACGTATATCAAGAGCGGTTCAACCAACATCTGAATCTAATTCGCTTTTACCGTTCTGCCAATTCTGGAGAAAATGCCATATTTTTCATTCGAATCGCTGAACAACAATTGAAAGACGAAGACGACCGCATCGCGCAACAACAAAAAGTGATTTTGAAACAGTTTTAGACAATAGTGATCGTCGAGAAGCATCATCGGTAATGTCAGATGATGCAGCGGAAGAAAATGAACGACGTCCTTTTTTGCATTGTGTTGTACTGTGGTGTTCATTCAGTCCTCTCTCATCGTATACTTATGATGTTGAAGTTTTTTTCTTCTCATCATTTTTTTTGTCCGTGTAATCACTTTCTCATCAGTCGTATCAAAACAAGACACACCACAATGGGTAACACATTCTTTGGATCGAATTCGAAACAAACGCCCGACGATATTGCCTGTGCACTGAAAGATACAAGTTATCAACATAGTTGGGCAGTGATTGAAAATAAGATTTCATATTATGCTACTTTCAATCCACCAGAGAAAGAAATCCAATCGCTCCAGGCAGAAAATGACGCTCGATTAGTCCGTCAAATCAAATTGCTTTCTAAATTCAATGAAGAAACATGGCAAATGTTAACAGAGAACGATCATATTACAATTAGTGGATCATACCCCTTTGCCATTGCGCATGATCTTCTGAAAGAGAAACCATGGGTAAGTGCTGACATCGATATCTTTGTTTCGCTATCCTTTGAAATGAAACGATTTGGTAAAGAATCACTGGACACGAGTGTAAAAAAAATCCAACGTGGAAAAGACATTTCATTACTCATCTGGAAAAGTTTAGGAATTCAAGACAAGGATGTTGAAGAGTTCAAAGAGAGAAAAGAAAGAAAAGAGATCATATTTTCAATCAACTCAGATCCTCAATATGCAAATGGTGATTTAAAACGTGAATTTGTTTGCTCAAGTAAAGCCCAACACCCCATTACCAGACGTTCCATTAACATTATTGTTCTTGATCTGAAGGATGCCTACACCAACATCCAAGATGCTCTACAAAAAACTTTCGATTTTAAAGTGTTAGCAACATGCGTCAACGACAATTCGATTTTTATTCCAAACCGTCAAGATTTATTAGCTAAACGCAGCAAATTTCAAGCCGGAATCAGGGCAGCGCAACGCAAAGCTAAATACACTCTTCGCGGAATCAAGATCGTTTCGTAGTTATAGTTTGCAGTCGAACCAAATGGCACAAATGCATTCAAGACTGGTCTGAAACGTTTTTGATAAGCTGACCAAGCAAGATACGGGAACGTTACTGGCCATGATATACCATAACCAAGGGCTTTTAAAGCAGAGACTACACACATCATCGGAATCATGTTGTGTTGATCAAGGCGTTCACTTGAATTTTGTCGTATAATTCCTGCGGTCGCATAAAGATTTCCTCCTAAAACAACTCCACCCCAAATCCAAGCACCATAACAATACATGCGTTGCATTTCCTTTTTTGTATAGGAAAAAAATGTCTAATTTAAAATAAAAGTTTTTTGTTTTTAGCAAAGTTCAGAGTGAGACATTACCCGCCATTCAGTTGCAGAACGACATGAATGACATCACCAGCCTTGATTTGGTAATCTTCGATTAATTTTTCGTCGAGCATGGGAACTCCCTTGGAGACGAATCGCAATTGTTGCGGCGGAATGCCCATTTTTTCGCCAAAAAATGTCTTTAAAACACCGATTTTATCTTTGGCTTCCACATCAAAGGATTTCTTTTCCCCGTCCAATCGTTTGATAAGAATTTGCATGTTCGTTGTTGTTGTTGTAAAAAAAAAGAAGCTTTTTCGTTTTGTATTTTCTTTCGCACTCAACACAAAAAAAAAGACACGATGTGCGTCGCAAAGAATACATTGGAAACGGTATTAAGAAACCGTTTCTTATGGATTGTGGTCTGGAGCATCACACTCGTCGTGGCTCTTTCTTTAGGCGTCTATCTACCACACAAATCTACAAACGATGACATGAACAATGCTTTACTGAACAATACACAACAGAACATTGCGTTTATGCGACAAGAGGGGATTCGTTTCGCATCACAAACGTTTGATCTGAAGTCTCAAACCGTACAATTCATCAATCAATGGAAAGTTGATGAACAACGTTCCGTTTGGCCATATTCGAAATCACAATGGAACACTTGGTTAACGTGGCAGGACGATCGAGTCTTGACGAACGCCCAACGTTTATACCCAGACCAACCGCCCACTTCTAATCCTTATGTGACATACGGTCACGGAACATACCACGTACCGTTCCAAACGACAAAAGACATTCACAACTTTTCGTCTCTCGTCAATGCGACATTAAGCAAGACATTTTTTGCGGATGAGTTTTTCAAAAATCCGTGGGTTCTGGGTGATCGCAAAACAATTGTTTCACTGTATTCGTGTTACGATAACACTGGTCTTTCGGTTGAATTTCCAGGCACACAGATTGAACTCGTAGCAGATCAAATCAATTATGACTGTCGGGATGATGACTGGTACTCGGCCGTTCCTTTGAATGAGATAGGAATGACTGGCTCATACGTCGATGCATACGCGGAATCATTATTGGTGAGTATCGTGAAAAAAGATCAAACAACAGCGAGCGGTATGGACATTCGATTGCAAAACTTGCACGCTCTAATGGATACGTTAATTTCTTTAGGCCCACAATACGATCAATTTAAAACAGTGACGGTGTGGGCACGCACACAAAACAACGCGTGGAACAAGTTGACGGGCGGTTTGACATTGTTGGATACAACGACGTTTGCTTCCTTACCAAGCGACGCGGTTTCTTTGTATGGCGTGTCGGCCAACACGCTCTACGTTCAAGTACATGTGGATGATGCCTTTGTTCGGCTTTTAACAACCGATATTAACCAAAGAACCAAAGACAACGTAACATACACGATTATTATTGTACTGTGTGTTGTCGTACTTGTGCTCGTTGCGGTGTTGATCGGCATTGAATGTGTGAAAAGACGATGCATTCGTTCCTTAAAGCTGACATCGGAACATATTCGTTTCGCTCCGTCCCATCATATCGGTATTTTTCAACAAAGTCATGTATTTCCCTCCGCCGATCACGACACAGGAGGATTGGTAGAGTGTCACGCACTGTCGTCATACGTAAACGATGTTGTGCTGCCCGCGTACAAACAAAGCCGCGTGTTTTCCGGAAGAGGTTCCATTGCGGTGCCACAATATGCCGCATTCGAAATCAACGATGATGTAAAACAAGGAAAACAAGAAGAAAAACAACAAGAAAAACAACAACAATCACAAAAACAAAAACAAAACAAATCCACTCCAACTCCTACGATTACGACCATCAATGTTGTTGTGACCCTCGTTCTTTTTATCATGCTGGCGATCGTCTATATCACGATGTTTAGCTTGTCGAAGGCAGTGTATGACACCAACCATCGCGACTTTCAAAATTTGCTTTGGTCAAATGCCCAAACGACGCTTTTGCTGTCTTCCGTGTCGTTGACTCAAAACATTCAAGGATTCTTTTCCAATCTGGAGCAAACGACAACCGTTCTCGGTCAGTACGCCAGTGCAGCCATTACCAATGTCAACGGTACATCTATCCCGATCTATTCTGCTTTATCAGCTCAGGAGAACTATATGGAGATACCCAAGGATGACAATGACTTGGCCTTGTTTGGGTTTCATTTTTGCAACGCGAGTATTGCATCAAAAGATCAGCTTCTCAAAACACCAGGTGTCAACGAAACCGCCCATTTGGTTTATCCGTTTCGTGCCGTACTTTCAAGCAATTCTGATATTACGCAATGTTATGTCGGTTTATCGAATGGCTTAATTTTTTGGGTTCAAACGGATCAGCAATATGCCGATGATTACAAGGATGGCACATTTTTGGATTCTACAACCAATACGTATGTACATGGATATTCACCTGTATTGGACCCATGGTATCAGTCGGGATTGATATCAGCATCTCCAGGCTTTACGGTCCCATATTGGGACCCGAGCGAAGGACTTTTAACCATTACCAACTACATCAAAACAACCATCGACCCACGTTTGGATGCCGTGTTAGCATGTGATTTAAACATGACACAAATGATTGCAAATGTGAATGCGTCACACTTGACACAGGACGCCATTTCGTTCCTGTTTGATTCGACAAGAAAAACCATTTTCATTCATACTCTTCTCGATCCGTCCACACCTCAAAGCGTGAAATTGAACGTTGTGGAACCGGAGGTAAACGACTGGTTCTTTTCCCTGAACGTATCATCATCCAAAGCCAATTATACGTCTACGATACTGGAAAGGCATGGTATACTCTATTTTATTGTGTGCCGACCCATCGTGCTCACACAGCAAACGTTAACATTCTGCGAAATGATACCACAATCGTCCATTTTGGTGGCGTCCGAGTCGATGGAACGTGCATGGAAACACGCCTTCACCATTGGTGTTGTGATCCTTGTCATTGTTTTTCCTGTTTGGATAGGGATCATCAGTTGTTGGAATCAAAAGCTGGCTACAGACGCATCGAATACGCTTATCAACTCACAAAAAACTCTGGAGGGTGCGGTTGTATTAAGTCAACGAGATGATTCGGTGTTGTACCAGTTTTCCAACTACCCGTCGGAAAAAAACAAAGCGCTTGATGCATTTATGTCTAGCCTGCCGTTACCCGATGATGTATGCGTGATTCAGTTGGAAAGTTTAACCATGTCCATGGCGTTTGTCACGAATATTTTGACTGGACGAATCTCGAACGCAACGGCTGATACATGGAAAACTTTATTTGATGTTTTCAATACACATGTTGACCATATCGACAGAATTATAGCACCCGCGGGTTTACCTTCGTTACATGTGCTGTTAACACGAGGATTGCACCGGATGCAATTGGTGAATTATCAACAGATGCTGTGGTTACAAATTAAATTTGGCGTTTTCAATAACATATTAATTTTGCATCGTTTTTCACAAGCCGTACAACGGTTTTCCGCATGCATTGAAGCGTCATTATACAAAGTTGACGATTACAGAATTATGGGAGATTGTTGGAAAGTGATGGGTGCTTTCTATAAAGCACAGAAACAGTTCCAAGAAGCAGAAGATGCATGGGACTGGGCTTTACAATGGTATATTAAAATTATTCCCGAAGATCACTCTGAGCGTATGAAATCTGCTTTTGCGATATCCGTGCATCTGTTCTCATTGTCGCTGATTCGAAAAGCGACACGTTTGCAAGTCGAAAAACGTCTCAACCAAGCTATGATGTTTTTTTATCAAAATCATATTCGAAACAACATGCCAATTCAAAATCAAGAATATGAAATCGAAATGAAATTGAACAGTATCCTGTATCGTTTGGAATACGATGTTGACATGCATTTGGTTCCGGCGGAACTTCAAGTATTAGAAACACGAGCCATGACCCCGTTGTTACAAACCGCATTTGTTCAACTCAAAAAAAAGTACGCTCAACGTCATGAACGCACGGCAAAACGTATTATTTTGATGCTGGATGTCTCTGGTTCAATGCAAGGACCCAAAATGATCGCTTTGCAAACAGGTGTAAAACACTTAATTCGTGCCCTTGCAATGCCATATACGTTAACGATGTGTACGTTTTCGGATGACGTACGGATCGATTTGCGTGCCTTTCATGTGCGCAACGCTGATGACATTCGTATCGCGGACACGGCAGTGGATCAAATGATCGTGCGTGGCGGGACAAACCTTTATGAAGCGATAAGTACGTGTTTGCAGATGATCAATGCGTTATCGAGCCAGTCAGCGTTACCACCTCCGCTGTATGATGAAAAAAAAGAGGTGAAAATGGATGGTGGCGGGAAACAAAACGAGACACGTTATGAAGATTTCGTGTTTCTGTTGACGGACGGCTATCATGTTGCAAAAACAGAAGCCGATGCTATGATTGCAGCAGAAGCGGTAGAAAAACAAATTCTTCAATCGGTTCGTGGACATCCCACGATTTGGAAATACTACACCGTACGAGCCAAAAACGAAATACCGCACGACAAGATTGCCGAAATATCAGCACAAAAACTGCCTTTGTGGTTTGCCCAACTTGGGGGTACACACAAAGACATTGAATTGATTAACGTCGAACATCCGGATGTAGGTGTTCGGGAGGCATTCAATGACATGGAAACCATTTTACAAACAAACAATATCATTGATTGTTCATCTTTATAAAAGAACGTCTTTATGAAGAAAATGAAGACGAAGAAGAACAGGAAGATGAAGACAAAGAAGAAGAGGAAGAAAAAGAAGGCGAAGCATAGCCGGCAGTTTTGTTTGGCTTGTGTGAATATCTCTTTCGTAAACGTTTTGCTTTTTGAATGACGCGTTCATAGTGTTTGCGTTGGGAAGGTTTTAATGCTTTCCAAATCCGCGCGCGTCGTTCTGCCGCGAGCAACGCATCTTGACTCACTGCACACGTCCAGACATTACAAACTGGAAATTTACGGGTCGAAGGAAGCAAAAAACAAGCGGAACCACATTTTTGATACAAATGTTCACGTTGAGGTTTTGTTTTGGGTGCCATGGTGTGCCATTTGGTTCTTGTTGTTGATTTTGTTGTTGTTGTCGAGCGCATTGTTTTTCTTTTGTTTTGTTTTATTGTTTTGTTTTGTTTTATGTTAATTTCTTTTGTTTTCGTTGTTGTTGTCTTTCCCAATACATCACAGTGGCATCCTCCCAAATTTCTAAGCGAAGCATGGTCAAAAAGGTTGCAGTACAATATGGTGAATTGAGATAGTAACGCGTTTCGATCGAATAGTTACTCTGATAAAATTCATACCAAGGGATGAGCCAGCATAGGAAAGTAAATAAGAGAAAGGCCAAAGCGCATAACGGTAAGCCATACCCAAAAAACTTGAGTTGCCGCGCATACAGACCCAATCGTAATGCATGTAAATGATATGCGACATATGTCAATTTGATGATATGCGGTCCAGTGTTCACAATCACGATCCAATCCCCATTTTCAATGTACACAAGCCGTGTTGTTAAGTGCTTGTTTTGTGCTTCAGCCATTTTGTTCAACAGATGAAATCCACGTTCTAATGGATATACCGGATGTGTAAACACATGTGTAAGGTTGCAGCGAACACCCGCCGAAAATCCGCGCGGACAACTCATTTGTTCCTTTCGGTTTCGATCTCCCAATACGTTAACGGTAAAATTTTGAACATAAAGTGTTTGTGTGCGGGATGTTAAACGAATCATCGCATCACAACATACATCAACCCGTCCTAATATGTTTGGATTCAGGTCGCCAATGGTGTACTTGTCAGCGTCGGAGTCAAGTAAATTGACACTGATGTTATTAAAGGTGGTTTCCTGATTTGTAGACAAAGGTTGTTCGATCCACTGATAGATTTCAACGGCAGAATTTTGAGTATCTGTTTCGTTAAAGAACAGAACAATGTAATCAGTAGGTTCCCTTGACACAAACGAAATGCCATCCCGATTTTGATAGAAAGGCATAAGTTGATGATGCCCAGGTAATATGGTGATGTCATAAACAGGAATTGGCTCACCAAATGTCGGCCATGTCGACATCAAAACAATCGACAAAAGCCAAATGAGAAAACATACGGAAAAAGACGGTATGAACACAGACGGACAACGTTCAGGGCGTATCCTATACATGAAAGAAGATTCCACATCGGGTTTTGTTCTGTCGCCTTCATCAACAACATTACCCAGATAGGACAACACCGTTTTCCACAACTCGGGCGGCGTCTTCTTGAACACCTCCATTTTTTTCCTTTTTTGTTTGTTGTTCGAATACACAAAAACAAGAAGCAGAAAACAGAAAAAAATGTGGTTAAGTATCGAACATGAGTTCACGATGCTGGACAAGCGTTTGCAGCAAATGATTTTCGAGATGAACCAAGCTCGGTTTTAGTGCCTCCACCTGCTTCAAATCTTTTACCAGTTTTACAATGACAAAATACTCTTCCTTGATGTCGAGTTTTGTGAAATGTGGAAGAAGTAGTTTTACAAGTTGATCGTGTTGAACATACTGCACAAAGCGAATCACATCAATAAGCGTTTTGGCTGTTGTGGGAAGGTAAACTTGTCCGGTGTAAACAAATCGCAAATACAAGTTGACGTGCAGAACTGAAAATTGTGGGAATTCCGCTATCCCTTTCGTGCTTTCTTGTAACTTGCTTTTGAACATCGCTGCAAAGACTGGTGAACTTGCAGCTAAAATGGCTCTGTGCACCTTTCGAATGCCATCTGCACAGTGTAATTCAAAATCCGTAAATTCATTCGATTCGAATACTATATGTTGCGCGTCGGATAGGGTTTTTAAATCGACGAGATTCACAACTTCAATTTTTTTGTCTTTTTCATCGTGTTCTTTTTGTCGTTGTAAAAATGCTTTTTTCCATTGGAGCTTGTTGTCGAGACTCATCTTTGATTGAAGGACAATTTTGTCCAAGCGCTCCGAATCCATGACGGTCACAAGATGAGGATCATTCAACAAAAAAACACGATTCCAGCTATCGTCCCATCCGGGAAAGTGAATGGTCACTTGGCTTTTGGATTCGTCACGCGTTTTCACATAAGCCATTTGAACACGAGTTCCATATTTATCATCAATCACAAGGCAGGCGTCATTTTCTTTCAATGCAGCCGTCAAAAGTCGCTCCTCAACGGATACTTCACGTTTTGAATCCATACATACATAGTTTTTCATGATATCGTTTACTACCGACAACGCAAGCAAGTTTGCGTTCATTTTATCGGGCTTAGTTCTAAAAATATAAAAAAAAGAGTTTGTTTGCGAAAGCGGTGGGAATTTGCAAATAATCACACTAAGCCGACGGAACAATCACAACCAACGCGGTCATGTTATCCGTTGATCCTTTGTTGTACGCCAAATGTACCAATGATTTTGCTGGATTGTGCATTTTTTTGCTTCCTTCTGCACCAGCAGATCGATAGGTTGCATAACTTTCCTTTGCGTGCTGGATCACTGACGCGGACGGTAAAACATCCCAAATTCCATCACAAGCCAAGACAATTGTGCCACCAGATTTGTGGACTTTTCCGACATAGATATCGGGATCCGCACAGACCGCCCCGGAAATCGGGTCGTAGGGTAAATCTTTGCTTTTTTTCAACGGAAAATCACCCATGGCTCTGGACATAGCCAAAATACCACCGACTCGATTTCCTTGAACAAACGAACCTGCAGCTCGCACGCGTTTGGATTCGATAGCATCATTCGGTTTATGATCACGTGTTTCCACTAACCGAATGTACTTTTGATTGTTATTTCCTCCGGCCTTTGTTTCTTTCGAGTCATTTATACCGTCGCTTTCGTTTTGCTGATAAACAGCCCGCGAATCTCCAACATTGATAAAAATAAGCTGTCGCGTAACGGGATGCAGTAAGGCGGCGACGAGTGTACACCCACTGCTGCGCCCCCGACCTTTGACGACTTTGAAAATGTCAAGATCCAAATTAATGACCGCTTTTCGTAAAATTTCTTTGGATTCTGTTGTTGACAACATTGGATTGTTTTTGCGATCTAAATATACTTTTCGAAGCGGTTCCAATAATGCTGATGGTAAACGCTTCTCCACTTCTTTTACAACACTCTTTCCAGCATGACCATCACAGACGGCGAAGAGTTGCCAGCCAGATTCCTTGTCATCAGTCGCCAAATGTACATCTTCCATACTGTCGCGATCCCCTTGCGCGCCGCTAAAATAGTATTGGGTTGGCATTGTTTTGTTTTTTTTTTCTTGGATTGGATTGCCCCTTTTTCACTGTTAGGCTTATCTTTTCCTGTTTGTATGCTTTCATTTTTTTTTCCTTTCGCATTTTTTTGAAATTCATTCTGAATACAAAAGAACGAACGCTCACGATGCAAGCCTCCTTATCACAAGAAATTCAACAACCACGTCGTTCGGCACGACTGGCCGCAAAACCACTTCCCAACTTTGTGGAGCAAAACGAGATCGAGAACAAAAAAGAACAGGAGAATAACACGCTGAAAGACGACGATGCCGATGACACGAATTACGAGCCAGAAGAGAGCGTATCGGAATCTCGTTCTGAAAGTGATTCGTTAACTGGAAGCGACAATGATAACGAGCCAACAACACAAGTGGAAAGCAATGACGAGGACGAATAAGATTAAAAATACAAAAAATAATATTCATCAGAAACAACAAAACAACAAGAGAAACTATGCAAACATGGTCGGAATCGCAATCATATGCATCATTCCTAAGATAACCATCAGAAATCCAATCACAGTTAAAATAATGGCGTTCTGTGTGGTCATTGTCGGAATTGCCCAAGCGATCACAATCAAGATGATGCCCAACAAAAACACTGAAATTGCGATCGCATATTGAATTGCGCCATTACGCGTTGTGATGAATGGACCTGATTTTGTAGTTGTGATGCCTTGTTGTGAAAAGTCATGTTTGTTTGTCTCGTTTTCTAGTGGTTGTGGTTGTGGTTGTCCTTTTTTTGATGATTCGGATTCGAATTGGTTGAGGTTGTCCGAGGCATCACCCGCCGTCGTTCGTTTTGATTTCCAACGGGATTTCATCTCAACAAAAGAGAAGAATTCGCTTTACTTTTTAATTTGGATAATAGTTGTATCGAGGTTGTCGGTGCATCTGGCCGCCGTAATGAGGCGCTCCGTAGTAGTAACCAGCCGTTTCAGGACCTCCCGGTGCAGCAATGCGTTCAGCGGGCGGAGCTGGAGCTGGAGCTTGTTGTTGTTGTGGAACCGCCATTTCTACTGCAGGAGGAGCGGACGCCATCGGCATTGTGTACGCAGGTGCGGGTGTCGTCGCGTACGCGACCGTTTCATTCAATGGTCGGAAGGTCAACCGATCATATTGATACATCAATGCGACCATAATGACTGCAAATAATGCAGACAATCCAGCGAGAATGGTACTCGCGATTTGATTGTTTTCAAACGAAATTGTGAATAAGAGAATCATGATTGTCACACCGAAAATGAATACAAACAGCCCAAGAATTACAATTCCCCACATTAAACTGTTTCGTTTGTCGGACATCATCGGTTCTGCCGCGATGACAGGTTCAGCAACCGCCGCAGCAGGTTGCCCAGCAGCGACCCACCGCCCCGTTGGTTTTGTTGATACTGCTTCTGTCCTTTTGTATTCAGCAAGAAGAGGGACGCCGTAGGTTTGCGAACTCACAGCTGACGACGCACCGTTGGCAGTATTGTAGGCATACGCAGGACCAGGACCACTCATTTTAAACTTCGTAGGAGTTTTTTTTAGGTTTTTACACAAAGCGTTTTACCGTCTTACTCATTTTCTCTACTCTTCCGATCAATGGGCTCGGGAGGGCACGCCCCTTTAAGACAGAAATCGACAAAATTACCGTGCGAAAAAAAGAATAAGAGGTACTACGGGCAAAACCTTGCAAAAAAAAGAAGACAGAAAACCGTTAAAACCCCTGGCTTTCGATGTCTGACAACAATGATGTGCAAAATCCCACGCCAATTGTGGAAGGACAGCCCCCTCAAATCATCGAGGGACAACAACCTTTACAATACGCGAATGCGCAACCATTGCCCATTTTAGAAGGCAAACGGTACTACAAAGTGTACCAAACACCGGAAATTCCTAAACCGGATCCAACGGCAGCCGCTCTGGTTTGGTTTTTCATTTTACTTATTATCATTATTGTGATCGTTGCCATCATTGCATGGATCATACGCATTGCATATCCTGGTACACACAACGATGTCACGATGCGCGATTTGTGCGCTCGATCAGTACGAGCCAGTCATAGTGCGATTGTCGGTCGCAATTTAACTGTTGCCTGTAATACGACCGTGAACGCACTTTTAGCGCAGGCATTGTCCATTCCACCAACACAAAGTGAATTACTCAACATTGAATTGGATACCAAACACAGCTCCGTGATGATGACAAACGCATCCACCACTGCTCCAACTGTCACATTACCATCAGGTGTGGATGCACCTGCTGGATTTTTGGTGATTTTAACAAATGCAGGCGGTGCGGCATCGTTTACCGTGCAACCGACCGGTACAGACACGTTAAATGGTGTCACAACACCGCTAACCGTTTCTGGGAAATCCGGCATTTTTTATTCCATGGGAATCCTTCCCAATGTCAATACCGTGAATTGGATTCGCTTGGCTTAAAACGTTTTGTTTAGTTTTCTCTTTTTTGTGCGCACGAAAAAAAATATGTTTATGAAATCGTATCGAACACTAACGTGACACCATGAAGAATCGTGTTTGAACCGTGCACGAACTCATCGTGGAACATCGACTCTTCTCTTTTTCGTGTAATATCTAAATGCACTTTCGCGACGCCATATGTTGGTATTTTGTTTTGCCAATACGATGGAATGCTGGTTTGCCCATCACACCAAATCAAAGGTTCGCGATTTTTAAAACTAAAACAAATCCACTCCATCCATTCGTGTTGTTTAACACGAACATTTCGTCTTCCATTCGCACCATATGCGATCTTGTCCAGAGAAACTTTCAGTTCTCGTTTCAAGCCATCAAGGGTGTATAAACATTTTAATTCTGTCGGATTTTCAACGGGTCTCCAATGTGATTCCGGTTCCATTTCAATGACAAATGGCGATTCATCTCGACATTTTGGTTGAAATTGCACCCTGACACGACCCAAGCAGGATTCATCCACACTGACAGAAAGCGGCTTCACCGAGTGCGTATCGAAAGTTGCCCAAGAATGTGTATATCCATGCAGCGAGGAATCCAAGTATGCAGTATGAAATATCAGTTTCTGAAACACATCTAAATTTGCGATGTAATTGCAAATTATGGAGGCGGTATCTTTGTCAAAACGGGATGACAACGATCTGAAAAGAGACAACATTCTTTTTTGTTGCGATGTAAGTTAGTTTTGTTGTGAGGACAGTGAATTTGAATTAAACATGTAACGCAGGCAGGTATCGACGAACGAGATCAGAACATTTTGGACAATAGACAAACATGGGATCAACGTCAAGGTCCGTTTCTGTCCTCCGATGAAGAACAACAAATGTACAAGGAAGGTAAAAGATGGGTAGTACAAATTCTTCATATACCACACAAGACGCGCCTAACCTCTTATTGAAATACTATTATCTAAAACGAAATCCACAAGAAATTGAGGCGTTTGTCAAACAAAATAAAAGCGTCTCCGACTTAATTCGCGCGTTTTTTAATGATCAACATACATATTATGATACTGTCAACGAAAAAGAGTTTGAAAAATATGCATTGGAACATCTGAAACCAAAATCGTTTTCCGAACCGCGCATTCTTCATAAACGAAAGTACATCTATTTGTATGTTGGGACGTTCGTCGGTCTTTTCAATAAACCCGTCTATAGAACCTTGAAAGAACAGTATCAAAGCACGATTCGAAATGCGGTTGCTGAATCAAAGAAGAGAAAGCTGCCTTTGTGGATTGATCTCTCTAAAAATGAAGGCGGTGACGAAACAGTGATGATCCAACCTTTTCGGTTGCTTTCTGATTCGAAAATACCACAAGGAGTCGTACAAGTGTCGGGCATGACAAACAGCGCAGGTGAGATGTTGGCGGCGACTTTGATTTATGATTACAATTTCATTCGTGTAGGTCCGCGAACTTCCGGATCTCTATCCATTTCGAAAAACTTTGTGCTGGACAACGGCAAAGCGTTTTTAGGCGTGACAACCGGTCCCTATACAACACCGGCAGGCAATCTTATCAACCAGTTTTATTTGTAGTGATTTTTTTTTACATCGGTTTATTCTCGTTTTGGTTTCTTGTTTCTTTTAGCTCTGATGAGCGAACGAACAAAATTTTGCAACATTTAATACAAGGACACTCCGCGCACCAACTACTTCAAAACGACGCCGCACAAATTTTGTATTGAACTTCGGCAAGTTTCAAACGGCATGTTACAAAACAGTGACGATGATAAGAAGCAGATGAAGACATTGGCCTCGCTCGTCGAACATTTTCCTTCTGTAAAACCAGCGTCATTTGTTCTCAAACAGGAAAAGCTAGCTATGGAAGCGTATCAACAACATCTTAAACAAAAAATGAAGAAAAAGAAAGACAAACACAACAAGCAATCACCCAAGCCGCCTGGTGGGCCATCTACGTAATGAATGGGTGTGTGGTAAAAAAGTCCAACTAACGTTACGTGGTGTTTCACACGAAAAAATATTATTTTTTTTAGAATTCAGAACAATGGAAAACCCGTGGGTAAACTTCAAACTTGGAAATCGCGACGTATGGGTCTCGCGTTCAGATCCATTAAGATGGCCAATTCAACAGTGGTGGGCTTCCACGGGCCGTTCTTATGCACCAGCATGGATGTTACGGCTCTTTTACATATCTCAGTCTGAAGACGGCATTAGCATCGAGGAAACCTTTTCTGAGTTCAACAGGTGGTGTTACGATTGGAGTGCCCTTCACATGGAGTGTGACGATATCTGGTGGAAATGTATTCAATTGTTTGTTGTACATGGATTAACTTGGAATCAAGAACGATCAGCTTTTTATTCCGTTGTAAACGTGGGTCCATGGAACTTGTTGTACGTGGTTTTGAAATATTCTTCGTTGTTAGATATTCAATGGGATAAACAAATCGCTTCTATTCCAAGATTGTTTGAGTTTTCGTCGCTGAATGCACAAATTGCATGGTCCCAAATGATCCCACATTTTGATCAAAAAACGCTTGAACACGCGTTTTGGTATTTGTGGAGTGATTCGGTGTCTATGTATCTTCTCGACAAAACAGTTTGGACCGAAATTTGGATAAAACGATGCATCGAAACGTACGGAGAAGCAGCGGATCTTCTTAAACCGTTCCCCTGGAAGAGTAACATCGTACAACATTATGAATTCCTGCCGTTTGAGGGAAATAAAAAAGCAGACTTGCTGAAATCTATATCACACATCCAGTGTCTACGCAAACAACGCAAAACTACGATTCAACACGCATTATTGGATGCATTTTTACAACCAATTCCTGAAGTTTATTTTTTGATCATGGATTATGCGACGATTCAAACAATGTCGTATGACGCGTGGGATCCACACGTCCCAACATGTTTTTCTAAGCCACAAAATGCACATCTAATATGGATTGTATGATCAAAAAAAAACGATTTGTGTTTGTTGATAACGGCTTTACAGAATACGAAAGAAATTACACGGCAAAAAAATGCATCGCCATCGAATTAAACCACGTATAACAAGACGTATGCGCGAGCTTCGATCGGCGTCATCATCGTTGATCGCAGCTTCTTCTTCTTTTTGTTCTTCTTCTTCTTCTTGGATCCAGCCATCGTTGACCGAAACCGGTTTGCCGGCATATCTGGTTCGCTTTGATCCACATCCTATTCGCGATCCGTTTCTTCAACAACGGTTGAGCAGAATCTGCGCTGGCAGGCACCCTTGGAGCAACGCAAAGCTTTAAAAAAGTTGAAAACAAAAAAACATCCTTTTTTCTTGTCGCAAACACAAACAACATGGGATCGACGTCAAATCTCCTCGTATATATATATACGGGTGGCAAGGGCTTGGGAAAACGAGGAAAGAAACGTTTTAAGCGTGTACCAGGACTTCCATTACGCAATACGAAACGAAGTGTTCTCTTTGATGAAAAAGAACTGAAAGAAATTGAACTCTTACAATCCGTACGGGAACAATTGATTCTAAAAGAGCGAGAGAACACAAAAGAAAATCTTAAAACAGAGCTTGACGCCACTAAAACAGAATGCGTCGTATGCTTGGACACGAGAAAAACTATTCGATTTGATCCGTGCGGACATGTGTGTTGTTGCAAAACGTGTTCAAACACCCTGAAAGCATGTCCGTTATGTCGCACAAATATTCAACTTCGACAAAATGTTTATTTTTAATTTCACCGAACACTCGTTTTGGCGTTATAGTTGGTGTGAATCACATGTAAAACTTCAACCTCCATCACATAGTGGTTGTTGTTGTTGTTGTTGGATGGATGCTTTTTGTTGTTGTTGTTGTTGTGAACAAAAAGGTTTGGTTTGTTGTATTGGCTCTTATCTTCGTTTTCCTGTTTGCTCTCTTTCAAAACATACCACCGCATACGACCGTTGGGTTGTTGCCGCGCTTCATATCGTTGCCCGTCCAAACCCACATCGACAGTGCCGGCAGTGCATGCAGATGCTGGGCGGTTAGGGGTTCTTTTCGCTTTTTGGGATTTAGGGGGCAGTAAAGAAGAAGAAGAAGAAGAAAAAGAAGAAGAAGAAAACCCGCGGGTAAACTCCATGCCGTTTGAATGATTTCAAATTACTTCCTATTTCGAGTCGATGCATTTTATGATTTCAGAATTTAAACGACAACATTTTAGTCCTCCACAGACCATGCTTTGCATCATGCCCGGCTGTCTTTGCTATGGTTTGAGTTGCGGCTTGCAGATACGCGTTAATATCAAAAGAATTCTGCTTTTCATCCTCTTCAGAATCGCTTCCTGGATATTCATCCTCAAACGCACTGTAGATGGCTGTCAAGTCAGCGGCATTAGCATTTTGTTGAAACTCCCCCAAAGACTGTTTCGATTGCGAAAGAAAGCGTTCAAGTGAAAGAATTGAATATCGCCTCTGCTGCAAAATGGATTCTGGAAGGGTTGTTTTATATAATAGTTCGTTCTCTTTCGTTCTGAAACGCATATCCCCAGCGCTTATGCTACGCGTATACGCTTCAACTGTTTGAATACGAGCAACTTGTTTTTTTACCATCGAAATAATGTTCAAACACCAAGCTTTATCCGTTTGTATCCAGTGTAAAAACGCGGAAGCGAATGCCGTGAAGGCAAATGGAATGTCTTGCCGTTCGGCCACGGTTTCTATAATTTGCCTTTGTACGAACAAGGGCAATCTCGCTAAACTAGCTGCCCATTCAATATTCCAATCGGTATAATATATTTCCAGGTGGTAGTATAAACCGTTCGTTTCGATCAGGTCGTGAACCGTTTCTTCAAACATCTCACGATAGTGAGGAGTAAACAATTCCAAGATCGACTCTTGCAAGTCGTTACGATTTGTAAACAGAACGGAAACACGGTTTTCCAGCCAGAACAACACATCATGCTTATACCTTTCAACGTTTAACCATCCTTTTTCCGTGTATTTCAAAAAGGTCAAAACAGCGAAAAGCCATTCTTCAGCATTGAAAGCATTGTTTTCACGTAACGTGTCCAATGCGTTAAAAATGAATGGTTCAAAGACAGGAAATACCGTGAATCGCATGAGAATCGCAACACAATTTTTTAAACGCCAGTATCCTTCTTTCTGTTTCCACGCATCATGAAGTGTTTGAATATGTTTCACCACCTCTCTGGTGACACGAGGCTTAAGTGGTCTCCACGGGGCGTCTCGATTGCTTTTTTTAGCGTAAATGAATTCTAATCGAAGGAGGCTTGCTTCGACTTGCGCATTGATTTTGTATTCATTTGTCTCTTTTAAAAAGGCAAACCGTTCTGTGTCATACAAAGACGGTTGACCGATGTACTGCAATGTCAATCGGTCCAGAACACTCGGTAAACGACAAGACTCCTCACATCTTTCTTTTGTATCAAACGTTTCTTCATGCTGTTTTCGATCCTCACGTTTCAATTCGGATTGCTTTGTACACTGTCGCAAGAAACGGTCTTGACAGACATACGTTTCATGTTTTACATCTTTTACATCTTTTTCTTTTTCATCGACCCCTAATTTGAAACGTTTGGGATCAGGATTCGCAGCTTCTCGTGTGAAACGCTTGCTCATTTAGAAAGGGGTTTATCCACGGATTTACTTTTTTAAGTTAATCAAGGCGGTGAAGAAGAACAACAGAGATTTGACAATTATTTACGATTCGTTCTGGCCCCGCTGGATAGTTGTACTCTAAACACAATGCATCCCCTGAGTTTGCAAACAATGTCTCAGTTGTAATCGAGTGATCTTGGTTCATTGCGACACCCGAGCTCAGTGGATCTCCGTTCCGAGTCATGAACATCCGCAAACTTGGATCAGTTGAATCAATAAACACGTGATACACGGCCATGTACACTCCTTTAAATGGTAACGTCAGTTTGGAAGAACCATCGAATATAAGACCATTGATTTGTTTTGGAAGAGAATCCCATTCAATGAGAGTCGTCAAACCTGGAGGAGTGGGTTTGATAACCTGCGGAACGGTTTTCCAGAGTTGACAGAAACCGATCGAGTAGAAGGAATCCATGAAATGGGGAGCGGATAAAAATCGTTTCGAGCCGGCAAATTCTTGCGCGGTAGTCGAAATTCCTCCAGGGTGAACCGCGCTCGCGGGTTGTAAAACGATTTGATTGTTGTGTAACGTGGCACCGGCCGGATTCGGTGTGTTACCAAACAATGCAAAGTTCGTGACGCCAGGACCCGTCGGGCCCGTTGCGCCTGTGTTGGTAGCAATACCCGGGGGACCGGTCTGTCCTTGATTTCCCTGGCTCCCTGTAGGCCCGGTTGCTCCAGTATTGGCGGCCGTTCCAGCAAACCCTCGCGGTCCGTCAGCACCAGTGGAGCCCGTTGGTCCGGTAGCACCCGTACTCGCAAAACTGCCTGCAGCACCGGTCGGACCCGCGGGACCGGTATTTCCTTGCGATCCGGTTGCGCCGGTTGCACCCCCAGTGGATGCTGTTCCCGGTGGACCCTGCGGGCCCGTTGGCCCTGACACACCGATTCCTCCGGTAGGGCCAGTCACTTGGCTTTGGGGGCCCGTCGGCCCCGTGATGCCTGATCCAAGACTACCTGCAGGACCGGTCGACCCCGTGGCGCCTGTATTGGATGCCACACCCGGCACTCCCTGCTGCCCCTGTGCACCCGTCCAACCGGTCGGTCCTTTCGCACCAACATGACCTTGCGGTCCTCGCCGACCGTCTGGTCCGCGCCGAAGGGACGCACGTTCGTAAAAAATAATGAGTGTAATGATTAATGCAAGCAAAATAATCAAAAACAACACACTTGCAAAGACAACGCCAGCTCCGAACGTCGGAGTATTCGACGCCTGTATTCTATCTGGCATGTATGTGAAATTCTGAATGTCTCTTATCTTAAATGCATAACCAAATGACTCGCCTTTTTTCTCTTCTTTTTTTCATTTTTTTGCCTCCATATTTTTTTGAGAGGAAAGGGAAAGAAAGACGCGTGTGCGTGGTGGTGCAAAAAACTATGGCGTTCAACCAAAATGATGATTCTTCAACAACAACAACAACAACATACAACGACAACAAGGAGAAAAATAACAAAAACGATACAGATACTGTTGTGTCGGACGGGAAAGACGCACAAACACACGCTCGTGTCTTTGTAGCACCAGGAAACGAGGTTGGTGATCGATTAATTGTGTATTCTGAAAAGCTTGGAATTTTTGTACGGTATTTGGAAGCGTTACAAGATGCGATACCTCCACAGGAACCAGCGATGTTCTGGTTTGATCCCGTCAAAGGGTTAAACGTTGTCGTCAATGTGCCCACCGAATTTCGATATCACATTTTGCATTTCGACAAAAGTTTTTTTACAGCCTACCGTTGCATTTCGTCTGGTTTTCGAACCATCATTACATTACACGGCTTCCTCATGGCATTAGGTCGCCTTGATAAAGCAGCGAAATCTCGTTGTTTCACGTTAATGGACACGAAAGATAATACGCTAACTTTGTCGGGATCGGATGATAAAACGCCAGACAAAGAACGATGGAAATCGTTTGATCAGGATACTTTGTTCCATGAATTAGTACAACAACATAAACGAGAGCACACAACGGGATCGATGAATTCTGCCATTGTACCAAGAGACCAATTTGTTGGCCCCTCGCAATTTGCATTTCCTTGCAACAAACCGAACGTCATGTCAACATATCCGATTGTGATTCTCATACGCCCTGATTGGTTACATGCCGTGTTAAAACGTGTCGAACGAGGAAGCAGTGAGGTGATTTTGGAATTTGATCGATTTCGTCAAGTCTTTGGAATACGATTTACGATCGACGGTAAAACATCAGTTGAACGCACAGCGATCGCAAACGATAGAATTTTACCAAATCCGTTTTTTAAATCAACAGTCACTCAACAGAATAACAATCGCTCGTTCACGATATTCACGACAAAGGAGACCTCTTCTTCTTCTTCTTCCTCTTCTTCTTCTTTTTCTTCTTCTTCTTTCCAACATTATCAACATTCTGTTCCTCCGGATTATCAACAAAGCGGACCGAAAGACACGAAAGAATGGATTGACTATTACAAGTCTATGTCGTGTAACGTGCAATGTTCAATGAAAAGCGTATGGGTAGCCATCAAAAGATTAACGCGATGCTCTCCTTATATCCGCGTTTATATGGCACAAGACAAACCTTTGGTGATCGAACACATTTTGGATCCAACACATGAAAAGGAGCAAAAGTCGTCTTACATGACATGGATTCATCCCATTCATGCTCCTCTCCAACACGATCTCATTCCTTCACAAGTAGAGATGGAACATATTGTCGACGACATGATAAAACGTTGTGCATCGGTTCCATCGGAGGACGTGGCATGTGATATTGCCATCCAAGCTCTAAAAGAGAGACAAGCTCATCGAGAGGACACATTAACCAAAGCTCAGCAAAAAGATGACGAAAAAAAAGCATTAGATTCCATACAACAAACATTTCGAGCGTTTGATGCACGCAGCGAAATAAAAGAAGAAAAAAAAGATTGCAAAGAGACGAAAGACACTTCAAACGATCCCAAGCACAAAGGAAAACGAAAAATACGACCTAAAGATGATAGTAAAGAACATGCAAAAGGTAATACTGGAGCAGTCATAAAACGCAAACGTGGACGCCCAGCAAAAGTAATCAAAAAGGACAATGAAAAAAGCGAATTGTAGTAGTAGTATATCTTCGTTTTTTTTTTATATTCTCATGTGTGTATTTTTTTTTGAGACATAAAACAACACTATGAATTATAAAGAGAAAGACAAAGGCATGGTCTATCCGCCAGCCCAATGTGAAGTCTTGAAAATCTCCATTCAACAAATACAACTTAAATTTGAATCGTTGTTATCGAAGGAGAAAACAATTGATAAACCCGTGGGTAAAGACAACGAAGAGATAAGCGTGACTAAGCTGGTAGAACGCTATTCTGCACTGTTTGCCCGGCTGCCACCGATTCCTTACTTGTATTTATGGAATGATACATTTTTTGGTTTTCTCCATCGCCTTGATGGTTCTCGTGAAAGCTTAAAACAAGCGTTGGAGTGGATGAAATTACCGGAATTTGAAAATGGCATGGCTGCACATGCTAAACTTCCGGATAAACCGTATCTGAGTGGATTTCACCCGTTTGCATTTCAACATCAAACGCCAGAGAAAATGGATACGACGCATTTTGATAAAATGATGATCGCGCAAGATGACACTGTTCGGTATCGTGCATGTGAGGAGTTCAAAGAACAGTGGAAGATCAAGACCGGAACGCAGAACCAAAACATGGAACATTGTCCACAATGTAAAGTGGGTGTGATGACATCGTACGAACGAAGAGCAACGTTGGGAGCAGATGAATCTGCAAAGCCCGTTCGAAAGTGTGTAAATTGCAATTTCCAATCCAAAGGCTAATTAGAACGAAGCGGAGGCTATGTTCGACGGGGAGGATTGAAACGAGGTACTGGTTTCTTATGTTTATAACGCTCGATTGCAGCGGCTGAAAATTCTCCAATTTTTTTTTCCTCATCCTTTGCTTTGGTCATGGCTTTTTTGGAAACAAGTGGAGGTAACGGTCTTCTCGGCGGTGCAATTGACTGGTTGTTCAAAATGGCATCCAATAAGACGTTTTACAGTTGGATCAGTTGGATTCACACTACTCATGCTGGTTGTTATGTTGTGTTACTTTACATGTGGCAACATTTTGCAAACGGGAAAAAAACCCTTGTAAGACAACTCAAGGATAAACAACAGACACAAAAACAAAAAAATCAATAAACAATGACGACAGTGACGGTTGACCCACGGGTTTACCCACGGGTTTACTGTGTATTGTGTTCATTTCCGATTCAAGACAAAGATGCTTTTCAACGCTACCTCCAGGAAAACCAATGGATTCACTCATCATGCCTGAATTCACAATCCTTTTTGTCATTGATGATTTCTCAACTATGTATAGAACAAAGAGAAAAAGAACAACAAGAAGAACGAGAAAAACAAGACGGCTTATCACATATCGATCCAGAACATGATTTGCAACATTCACGAGTGTTGTATAACAAAATGTGTCAATTGTATTTTCATGTGATCGAAAAATCGTCTTATATACGTTTTTCGTCCAAGGCGGGGATGATTCAAAGAAAATGCCATCCGGTATCCGGCTGCAATATGGAGAAACCATTGAACCAGTTTCCGGTTGTTCGTTTTGACGAACATTCGGTGTTGTTGGATGCGTCCAATTTTGATCGACGCTGTTGTTCATGTCACATTTACAGCGCACATCGCATTGCCGATGTTAGGAAATATGCGAAAGCAAAAAAATTGTCTGAATTGATTGGAATTGCGATAAAACGACTTCAACATCGATTGCGTTCCATCGTTCAAGACGCAACGGGTAGTGATGTCGATGAACGCGTTACCGCTTCCTGTTTAGAACAGTGGAAACGACAAGAAGGTCGATGTGCTCATTGTACATTGCCGCTGGCAAAAGGTCAACGATCGATCACGATCGATTTCGACAATACGTATGTTTCGAGTTTATTTGATGTGTCAATACGATACATTCCAAATCACCATCAAATTGAATGGATTCATGAATGTTGCAATGGTTTTCATGTTCAGCAATCACTACTCTTTTCTAATATATTATCAACTCAATACAAAATGGTCTGCAATGGTAGTTTTGTCTGCAATGGTAGTTTTGATGGTGATACCAAAGACGAGAAAAAAGAAGAAAACGAAACACCAAAAGAAACGTTGTCGTGCTTGTGCATGACGTTCCGTGTTTCGCTGTTAAATCTTGTATATCGCATATGTGGTTACGCGGCACCGTACATCAACATCCTGAAATTAGAGCCCATTTGGATTGATACGTGGAAATCATTTCGGGACGAATGTGGACCGTCTGCGTTTCAAGACGTCGCCACATTTCTGATGGAACTTCAGCAAAAGAAAACGGCTTTGTGATAAACAGGGCTGAGGTTTTTCATTTTTTTCTTAAAACAGTTTTTTTTGTCGATTTTTTTTGAATCCCTGTGTTGTAGTGTCCTCTTTTGGGGAAAGGGGAAAGTACAGGAGTAACCCCCCCTGGGATGGGTCGCACATGGGTCCCCCCTATAGGAAAAGTAAGATCAGCTTTTCGGAAAGAAAAGTACGAAAAAAAAAATCTAAATAAACAACAATGGATTATTTCTCGAGTTCGAACACCAGCCGCTCGGGTGGTAAACGCCGCAGTCGCCGCAGCCGCCACCACCACCACCGTCACGGTGGCTATGACGACGCGTATTTATCTGCGGGTGGAATGATGCCAGAAGATGTGTACTTCCCCCCGATGGACTACCGTCATGGTGGCGCGGCGGGCTGGCCGCAGTTTAACGATTTCCCGCAAGGTGAATTTGATTTGGGTCAATCGATGATTGCGAAACCTCGTCGTGGCAAGACCGCGGGTAAGCGCTCCAAGTCGCGCTCGAAATCTCGCAAAGGAAAGAAACGCGCTGGCTCGG